TCAAAATGTAGTTCAAGTAGGAGATAAAATGGTTTCTCTAAGTTCTTTTGAATCTTGGAAAATTGGTTTGAATCAATATATTCCAGAAGGTAAAAGTAAAATTAATATAAAAGTATTATCAATAACTCCTTACACGGAAATTCATACAGAAATTAGATATTTGGTTCAATATGAAGAGGAATAATATATTTAGTTAATAGATGATTGAGAGTTCTTTTGATCTATTGTATAGTAGTGATATATGCCCACTTTGAAACAAAAAGCGGCGATTCAAAAAATCCTGGTAAATCCAGGTTTAACAGTAACCGAAGCCATGAGAGAGGTTGGTTACAGTGAGAACACCGTAAATACTCCATCTGACGTTACAAGATCCAAAGGCTGGAAAGAGCTAATGGATAAATACTTCCCAGAAGAGAAAGTCGCCACCGTTCATGCTCGTATTCTCGATGCTAAGAGAGTTATTTACGCCACAGATAAGGGGAAGATCTCTGATATGGTTGAGGTAGAGGATAACGACGCTCAAGCAAAGGGAGTAGATTTGGCTTACAAACTTCGTGGTAGCTATGCTCCTGACAAAGTAAATATAACCGACGAAACTGACAAACTTACTGATGAAGAGCTAGAAGCAAGAATCACTGAACTCAAAGCAAAACGAAACCTCTTAGAGAAAAAGCAATGAATACTCTAGTTGGATCACCAGACCTAAAGATAGAAGACGTAAACACAGAGATTCGACGCTTAGAGCTTGCTCAATGTAAAAGGCTAGAGAACGAACCCCACAGATACTACACTCCTATTGGTAAATTCGGCGAATTCATAGATCAAGCAATGTCTGGCATTCATACGACAACTTTACTTGAAGCAGCAAATGGTATCGGTAAGACATACGGAATGGTAAATCTTCTTGCAAATCTGTTCTGGCCTGTAAATAACTATTACTTCCAACAACCACTATTCAAAGAATGGAACTTCCCTAAGAAAGGACGAATAGTATCGTATCCGAACACTGTAACAGAAACTATCATACCAGCTCTAAAGTCTATCTTTCCTAAAGATAGGTATAATGTGGCAAAATATCAAACGACTAAAGAAGGAAAGCGTTTCGAGCACACATGGAAAACTGATACAGGATGGGAATTTACTATCATGACTACCGAACAGGATGTAAGTGAGTTTGAATCCGCTACTCTTGGTTGGTGGTGGATGGATGAGCCTACATCACAGGTAATCTATAAAGCCAATCTAGCCCGTCTGCGTATGGGTGGTGTTGGATTTATCACTGAAACTCCACTCAAAGGCGCTCAATGGATTTACGATCACTTCACCAATAAAACATATGAAGAATTGACGAAAGAGCGTAAGGCAGTAGTGACAGCAGAACTTGAGGATGCTTGTGAAGATCACGGTGTTAGAGGATTCTTAACTCATAAGCGTATCGAAGAGCAGATCTCGAGCTACGATGCAGAGGATATGCAAGCTCGTGTGTTTGGGAGACACCATCACCTTACTGGTTTAGTGTTCAAAAAATGGGATAAACGAAGACCAGGTATTCATATTATCCCAGCATTCGCTTTAGATCCCAAAGACTATGTTGTTGGTTATGCTTGGGATACGCACCCTCGTATGCCAGAGGCTATTCTCTGGATTGCTCGAGATAGAGAAGGTCGATGGATTATGGTCGATGAGTTATGGTTAGATGGTTCTACACCTCAGGTTGTGCAGCAAGTGAAGATGAAAAACGAACGTTATCGTATCGTTAAGGCACTAATTGAACCAGCAGCATACAATGTCGATAAACGGACGGGTTATTGTCTCGCAGCGGACTTAGATGCTAAGTATGGATTGAAGTTTGAACCAGGAAGTAAGAGTCGTGAGTCAGCGGTACGTCAGATTCAGGACAAAATGGATTATGTTTCTAATATATCAGGAGAGATTATCAAACCTCCCGAATTATTCTGTTTTGATACTCTTGAACACACTCCACACGAAATAGAGCGTTGGCAGTGGCAAGACTGGAGAGGTCTTATCGCTCAGTTTAGAGATCCTAAAGAGAAACCAGTCGATAAGGATGATCACATGATCGAATGCTTGGGTCGTCTTTTGTTATCAGACTTCAAGTTTGAAGAAATGGTTGAACCAGTGTATGCTCCTATACAGAGAGTAAAACATAACGACGACCCATATGTCTAAGGTTGGAATGCTACTATCACTTCGAGAAGCAGCTCTAATACAAGAGCTTCGTGATTGTTTATACGGTGAAGTAAGTATCGCTATGTATGACGGTGTTCCTGTTCACTTAACGATAAAAGAGAGTAGGATTGAAGAAGGAGAGTGGAAGATATCAAATCCTAAAGAAAAGGATGTGAAAACTCTCGTTGTAAAGATTAAAAAAGGAAAGACACAAATAATAACCGAAACTGATAAAGATATAGTTGAGGAAATGGGATGGTCACCAATTGGAAACGAAGATATATCGCTACTCGTATTCGGTTAGGTGTAGAATAAAATATATGCCAATGATTGAAGCCCCATCACCTGAAAAAACACTCTCTATAGGCAATGACTATGAGAACGATCAATCTCCGTATAGAGATTTAGTTAAACAGTTTAGAGTTGAATATGATCAGGCATTCAAAGCACAAGTATCTCGTATTCAATTGATTCTCAAACGTTTAAAACTATATAACAATCAACGTAAAGATCCCTCAACAGTAGGCGATACGACATTATTCACGGTATTCAACTCCACACTTTCAGCACTTTATGAAGATCAAATGAGTGTCGAATTTACTGGTAGATACGAAGGATCAGAAGAAACAGCTGAAGCATTTCAGAACGTTGCTAAGTATGACTATAACGAAATGGAAAAAGATCAATTCGATTATTTCTGGGATTGGGATACTCTATTCTTTGGATTTGGTATAGCTGGTTTGACATACTTTGATCGTGAAAGAATGTGTGCTGCTCCTGAGCTTTGGGACCCTACAACATTCCTAAGAGATCCTGACGCTCTTTCAATTAACGGTATGTTCAACGGTGTCGGTGCTGCCAGATTCTTTGGACGTGAGATACTAAATCGTAAATGTGATATGGAAGACATTCCTTCAGTGTTTGATTTAAAAGATCTAAAACTTACAAAGCCAACTCAGTCACTAGTAGAACAAGCAAGACAATCTCGTGAGGATGCTCAGGGACTAAATAACCAAATAAGATACGAAGAGAAAGATATGGGAGCAAACGCTCGATATCCAATTATCGAGTGGTTTACTTGGTGGAAACATGATGATCTTACTCAAGGTAAAACCAAGAGGGTGATGTTCTGGATCGGAAATGATCGATCAAAGATAGTTCGATTTAAGGTTATTGAAAAAGACTACTGGCCGTTAGTAGAACGTAGATTATCACCAACGGCGCATCAGTTTGATGGTGTCTCTATTCCTGATCTTCTAGAAGATAAGCAGAGAATGAGAGCCATCATGTTAAATATGGCGATTAAGAAAGAAAAAGCTGGATTGTACGGTATGTATCTTTACAATAAGAAGAAAATTAAGAATCGTGCTGATCTTAACTTTGACTTCGATAAGGCAATACCAGTAGAGTTAACAGCAAATGAGAGGCTAGAAGATGCAGTATTCCCAATGCCAAGGGATCAAGTAAACGTAGCTGTTTTCAATTATGTTATGCAAGAGATTTCTGGTGAGGGAAACCAGGCTACAGCTATGCCAGAGATGCAACAAGCAAAAATGGGTAAAGGTAAGAATACGGCTACAGAGATAAATAAGGTTGATTCGAAGACAGCTATTAGACAAGGACTAGCAGCTAAGATATGGGGTTGGTCGGAGAAGGACTTCTGGGAACAGGTTTATTTATTGTATGATGAAAACTTTAAAGAGCGAATTGATAAGAAGATAGTTCGTATTAATACAGCTTTTGGACCTAAGTTCAAAGAGATGATTAGAGGTAACTTTATTGGAAAAATGCCTCCTGATGTAGTTATCACTTCTAAATTCCAAAACGAGCAGCAAAGAAATACTAAACGCACTTTATTCCTTAACTTCGCTCAAATGGCGGCACAAGCTCCTGGAGTGAATGTTCGATATATGATGAAGCGAGCAGGTAAGTTACACGATATTCCTAAGGATGAGGTAGACCGTATATTCCCACCGACTCCTGATGAATTAGAAGCAAGACAAGAAAATGATGAACTAAATAAAGATAAGTATGTAGAGGTTAAAGCAAATCAAAATCATGAAGAGCATCTAGAACAGCATGCTAATGCGAAAGAGACCGTATCTACTCTTGCTCATATAGCTACTCATAATCATGCTAGACAATTACAGAAGCAGAATCCTGAACTTTTCCCTCAGCAACAGCAACAGCAACAAAATAAACAAGATCAAAATCAGAATGTAGGTGATCAAGCACAACAACTCGGTAAGAAGAAGCCTAATCCACAACAAATGGGAGGCGAAGGTATGGGGATGACCCAGATGGGAGGATAATGAAAAAGAAACAAAGTATTGAATTTAATACAGCAGAACGTAAATCAGATCGTAAAGCTGCAATCATTCTACTTAGAGATGGAATAAACTCCAAATTCTGGAAGTTCTTATGTGAAGTTATCGATCAGAATGTAGAGATAACAAAAGAAGAAATTCTTACGGGTGAATTCTCCAATATCGAACAAATAAACCAGTTCAAGATAAAGTTAGAGATGCTTCGTATGTTAAAGTCTTTACCAGAATCAATGATTGATTCGTATTCTGAGGAAGCGACTGTAGTAAAAGAAGAAGATGACGAAGTGTACGATTGACAAACACCTTGATACAGTCTAGTATAAAAATATGAGCGATCTAAAAAAAGAAACTCCTAAGGAACAAGAGAAAACACCAGAAATGGATATCGTCGAAGGCTTGTTCGGCGATGAAAAAGAGGTTGTAAAAGAACAACCCAAAGAAACTCCGAAAGAGATACCAAAAAAACAAACGAAAGAAAAAAAAGAACCTTCTATTGATATCGAGGAAATTAAACGTCAGGCTAGAGAAGAAGCAAGAACTGAAGCGCAGAAAATGTTCCAAGAATCTTCTCAATCATTCATTCGTCAACAAGAACTTACTAATTTCTTACGCTCAGAAGATGGAAGAAACTTCTCAGAGTATCATGACTTTATTAAGAAGGCAGCTAACGATCCTCGATTTGCAAATATTCCTATATCGCAGCTTCCAGCGGTTGTTTTAAAACCTCAAGCATACAATGATGTCCTTATCAAGATTAAATCCGATGCAGATAAGAAAGCAAAAGACGGAAAGATTGGTGGAAATGCCCCAAGGGTTACGCAAGATCCTGGATCAATGCCTGATTTCAGGAATATGACTAGAGCACAATTCAAAGAATGGGAAGAGAATAATGCTAAGAATATTAAGGTGAGATAAGTGCTTGACACTGAGTTTTATTGGGTCTATATTTATCAATAGTAAAGCAGAATCTAAAAAAAGATACGCTTCGTCAATTTCGACGAGGCGTTTTTTAGTATATAAGGACAATTTATATGGAAACAGGCACATCCCAAGTAACTTATGCAGTTAATAACTTTTATGACCGATTGCTTTTGGAGCGCGCAGTTCCTTCCTTCTTGCATAACCGTTTTGCTGATATCCGAGATATTCCAGAAGGTAATACAAACGTTATCAAATTCCGCCGATATAGTAACTTAGTAGCAGCCACTACACCTTTAATTCAAGGTGTTACTCCAGCAGGATCACAGTTGTCTATTACAGATTTGACAGCTACGGTTCTACAATATGGTGACTATGTTACCTTGACTGACTTCTTAGAGATGACGACTCTTGATCCAGTTATCCAAGAGACAAACGCATTGCAAGCTGACCAAGTGGGAGATACCATTGATCAACTTACTAGAACAGTTCTCACAGCTGGAACAAACGTGTTCTATGCTTCAACAGCTCTCGCACGTAACCAAATCACGAACGCAATGAAGTTCACGGTTACAGAAGCA